CACTCATCCAAAACGCTTGCTACGGATGCACGCGTTGGAGGAACTGCTCGATTCAGGCGACATTGGAGACAAGCTTTGGTTGAAATCAGTTCTCTATAAACTGAAGACGACCGAAATCGCTAAGAGCGGTAAGTATCCGCGGATGATAGGGGATCTCGGAGTCGCGGCTAGCTTGCAGGGATTCTGGGTTACTATGATGATCAAGCAGGCGATGGCATCCGAGGATCTCATCCAAGGAGGCCTGACCGCACGCTTCGTCAAAACACCCGACCCCTCGAGTTTATGCGACACATTCGCTGAGCTCATCAATCCATCCACCACCCGCTTCATGGCGTTGTTCTCCGACGACTCCTGCCTGTCCATCCGCCAGCGTGACGGAAGTGTTCACATGTACAACATGGACATAAAGTCTTGTGACGCCTCCCACACTCCCGCTCTGTTCGAATATCTTGTCGCCGTTGCACCCGACCCATTGCGATCCGCGATGGAGATACTCGTCCAGCAGTGTTCCTTACCCATTCGCGTTGTCGACACCAATGACAAGAAACGCGTGGTCATACTCCGCCCGGTCGGGCCGCGGCTCTACTCCGGCTCGACGTTGACGACCGCGATCAACAACGTGGCCAACTACCTTATAGGGTTGGCCATCGAGTTTCGCGGAGCGTACAGCGAGGAGGAGATCACCGACGCCGCTCGGTCTGTCGGCTACATGGTGAAACTGGAGCGCTGTGACACGTACCACGAGTTGCAGTTCCTGAAACACTCACCGTGCACGGACACCAACGGAACCATGCGAGCGGTGCTAAACCCTGGCGTCATGCTGCGTTGCATAGGTAGTTGCCACGGAGACCTACCCGGAAGAGGACCCTTGCGACCGCGCGCGGAGGCCTTCCAGAAAGGAGTTCTGCGAGGTCTCTATCCTAGCTGCCGTTTCACTTTCTACGACAACCTAGTCAAAGCAGTGGCACGCGCAGTTGTCAACGAGGACATGCAAGCCTTCGTCAGGAAGCACGCTGACCACCAGGCGGACCGGACGGAGTACACCATCGCCGACGACGAACTCTACCGCCGGTACTGCCTCACCTCCGCCGAGATCTTCGAGATCAACACCCTGAGTAAGGGTGCTGGTTTTGAAGTGTCTTTGGCGACCTCTGGGCTCGACAAGATCCTGAACAAGGATTATGAGCTCAACGTCCGGACCCAGTAAAAACTGGAATCCTAC